AAATCACATGCCAGGCTCAATGCCATCATCCCGTGAACGGGAGTTTGGCGACGGACCCAACCTCTGTCGAGAGACAAAGGAAGGTGTGGATTCCTGCCGGCCCTTCTGGAATGACAGGCGATAAGAATCGCGTGCATCCTCAAGGACTGTCAGAAGGCCCTCCTCAGTTTCACTGAGAAAATGTAGGCCTTCAGAGTCACGTACCATCCCGGCCTTAATCGCCTTGATCTTTCGATCAAGGAGACTGACCGCGGTAACGTGATTCACGATCCGCGTACGACTATCGCTCTGATAATCGTACTTAGTCCGAGGCGATATTCGTTGCTCGCGAGCAACGTCAGCCAACAGGATCTGCATGGCATCATCACTCTGATCACTCAGAGTGGGATACGACAGACCTGGGAACTGAGACCTGTACCTCGCATCGTATGCAAGCATACGAGTGGCAAGATCATGCAACCGATCACCCTCAGCAGAACCGAGGATGGACGGACATGCATGGACAAGCTCCTCATCAGTCGGGACCTTTCCAGGGTTCCGGTCGACAAGGAGTTGCCACCTAGTCTCAGGTCCGATCTTGCGGAAGCCCAGAGGGCCAGAACGCGACGGGTCACCCCGCCTGCCCTGATGCTCTGGGTCACGCGTACTCCTATCATGCATGTGGGTAGTCATAAGACTAACCTCCATGAGATCAGGAGTCTCACCCTTTGAAAGGGAGAGGACCGCGTGCACAAGATCCTTCTCCGAAAGGGGAGCCGGTTTATCACTGTTGAAGTTCGGAATCGCTCCTGACTCAGCAAGGTGCATAGCACCTACACGCTTAGCCATTCTGCGAATCCAACCCTTCACAGGGATCTTAACCTTCGTTCCCTGATACGTGAGGAGATTCTGCGGCTCATTGTCTGAGATGTATCTAGGCTTAAGCCTATATACAAGATCAGGTTCAATGATCCGAGAACAGAACTCAGCACGTACGTCTGAGGACATTGATTTCTCAATGTTAGTAACCCCGCCCAGTGAAGATATGTGATGCGCATAGCGCTCAGCATACTTCGACTCAATTACGATATCATCACCAACGATAGCGTAAGGAGGTTGTGCTGGGACGGAGCCCTCGACGTCAATGACTGCCTGCTGAGCAGCAGACAAATTTGTCATTGTCAGGATGGCGAAGCTTGGAGCAAGTCCAAGCGGCTGGCCCTGTTTCCACCTAACTGTCTGTAAGTCAAGGGACTCACGGACACGATGGTCAGAGACAGACCAAGGAGCACTTGAGCAACGCTCGAAGTACTCGACGGATGTCTTCAGCAATGGACACTTAGGATCCTTCAGCAGTCTCGTTATCTGCTGATAATCAAGAGTGTCAGAAGCGGATGACAGATCAGCTGACGTGAGATGAACTCCCATGCCAAGGCGAGACTGTATCCAACGGATACCCTCGTCCTGGTTTAGGGTGAACACTCCGGGCTGAGAGTTTACCCAGGAGGATAAAACCTTCTGGAGTGGCTCATTCTGCCACTGGACGAACCTATTAGGGTTGGCAACCGCCCGCAGCTTGGCCGAAGCCTGCTGCAGGAAGCTGATCGACCCGATAGGGTAGTCCCTAGGAATAGGGTCTACACGTCCAGACCGCTTCTGGAGTCTCATCGTCTTAGGATTAACCTTAAGACGCTTACCAGAGTCAGGTGCACGTTTACGCATAGCGTTAACGGACACCTTCGACTGGTGAATTGAGAGTCCAGAAATGCCGAAGCCAGTCTGGTCCTGGAAGGACCAGGCCATAGCAGGCGCATAGGTGATAGAGAGTTCCCACGCCCGGTGAAGATCACCGAGGTGAGGCATTCCCTTATCATCATGCTTGATTGACATAGTCATATCTCCAAAAGGGATACGACTTCCGCCAATCGAGTCCGGACCGAAGAATGGGCGGTTAGTCCATTCTCGGACAAGAGCAGCCTCAAACCCTCTGAGAGGATATGGGGACTGATCCATCGACCCGATAGCTTGAGAGCGATCGGGCTCCGGGGGATTGGTCACAGCACCATTCCACTTGGTAAGCTGCTTGTCGGAAGGCGCGTCCAGGGTCACGGCTTTAGAAACCGTGGAAAGTAGGGTCACAACTGACCGAGTGTCAGTGTGAGCACCTACGACCTGTCCGAGCCAGCCTGTCGGCCTCAAAGCCCCGTCAGAACGACGGGTCTTTGCAATCCAGGCCGGGAACACAGAGTTTCCGGGGTCAACATAGTAGTCGCGAAGACTATTTAGTCGACCAACCATCCACTCCGGCCCGTTATTCATCAACGTCCTATGAAGGCCGTTGAGAATAGCGTGCGTCCGGTCCTTAGAGAACCCGAGCGATGTGACTGTCTTACACACGTCCGACTCTATGGATGAAACATCCATTGGAATACTCCTTTCGGATATGTTCCAGTCGGTCGAGTGACGGCGTCACTCGTGGGTCTTCATCCCTTGCCTTTACTTGCGTCGCAACGTAGAGGTAAC